TCTCATGGCTGGTATTTGGGCGAATAATAACCAGTCGATCACACCGCATAAACGTAACCAAATCCGTGTACTGGACCGCTGGTGTCATGGCATGGATAATGCTCTCATCTCCAACATAAATCGCCGCATGGGAGTATTTACCAGGAATGAAGAAACCATCCAAATAGTTGTCATATCCTCTAAGCAATACATCCCCAGGTCGTATATGATCACGAACGTCATAATAGTCGTGGCCCTTCAATTTGTATGAAGTTGGGCCGAATGTTATGAACATAGGAGTGGGATATACCTTGATGTGGGAGAACCACTTCAAAATCGCGGATTGTATTTCATATCGAGTCATGTTTCATTTCCTTGTTAGCGTATAACGTCTTTCATTGCCGGCGGTTTTGATAGTAGCCTGAAATCCTGCTTTGGAAGCAAACCGTTTGACCAGACTGTCATATAGTTTTTGCCGACTATCCTTGCCTGTAGCCTTTTTCTCATCTATTTTATTGGCTTCAAATTTGATAACCTTTACATTCTCTCCATTCAGCTTCAGGAAATCGGCTGTTATTTTGATAACGGTTGACATAATCTTGAAGGAATTCTGGTCACCGGTTGGATCTAAAAAACCACCGTCTGCATAGAATACAATTACCCACATTCCTTTCCTTCTTGGATTTTCTGAAATTGTTACTTCAATCCACTTGCCCTTATCTGGCGTGATTTTTGCGACCCACCCATCGAATTCGCCCTTATCTGTCCATTTCCATTTCAGGACAGAATCAAAGACTTCGGTCAGATAATCACTAAAACTTACCGATATCATGTTTCATTTCCTTTAGCCAACATCTCTTGTAGGGCTTCGGTTGTGAGGATTAGGTTATTAGTTGGACCAACACCCTGCTGGACTGGACCATCTCTTGTTTTGAGGGCTTTCTTCTTTTCCTGTAAGTCCATTAGAGCGAGATTACTATCCACGATGACCTTTATTAGTCCACCCACCACTTCAAACGCTCTTGGATGCTCTGAGGCAGTAGCAACATCAACAGCTTGGTCAAGTACCAATGTGCCTTGGGTTACTGCATCTCGGATGTTTTCTCTTGCTAGAGCCGCATCCTCGTCTACTATCCGATCTGATATCACAGCGGGTACTTGTGGAACAGGCTGTACCTCAACTACCTCTGTAGCTTCCACATCAATTACATCGGGTAATCCAAGTGTTTCGCCTAAACTATCTTCAAGTTTTGTCATTGTATAAAGTCCTTATCTTATGCGAACAAGTCATGTCCATCGTGGTCTGGATGTGATCCATTCTTTTTATTCCATGCGATCCATGCATTTTTATCCATCTCTTTTATCGCATCTGTAATTTCATCATATCGGTCGATGAGGTCGAGGCTTCTTTGTCCTGTATTCATATATCCACGGTTAGCATGGGCGACAATGGATTTCCTTGTCTTTTCAAGTTTCTTGATAAGCTTTTCGACTGTCGGTGGTGCCTTAGCTTCGATCATGTATTCACTGAATTTTAACATATTGAGTCCTTATTCGTGGATGGTACCGTCAGAATAGAAGAACAAATCCTGAGCGAAACCGTAATCGTCATTCGCATCAATGGTGGTATAGGCTACGGATGCTGTCGAATTTGTGGTAGCTGTTCCGTCGGCTAGAAGACCTGGTGTTGTCTCGATTCTTGACGCCGTAGCTGTGGTGCCAATGTCTGAGTCTTGGATGAACGTATTGGCAACAGGCGTGGGGATGAAGAAATCTGTGGTAACCTTCTTGATGATTTCGTCTGTCTTCACTGGGCCGTATAGATATCCCTTGACCTGAAAATCCAATGTCCATATCAGGGCACGGCGGGTATCGAAATCTCCATCATACTGATCTTCGGTAGCAACCGATGTCAGGATAATAGGAATATCAGTCTTGAACCCCATTTCGGGTATCATGTTAGCAGATATTGTCCAGTCGGGCGTAAAGAATGGTAGAATTTGTTGGAGTATCTGAGCGCCGTCATTGGCATTCTTCACCATGATTGATAGAGATATCTCAAAATCGTATGGCACTCCGACATATTGGTTTTTCAATTTCTGCGAATCAGATGTGGATACTGCCACATTCCTCTGTATCGCGCCCTTAGCTCTTTCAGGAGCATAAGTGATGCCTAAAATCTCAAAGCCCATTCGCGGAAGCTGAATTGCGACTTCTCGCCCCAAATCACTGTCCACGTTCAATCTGCTTAACCATTTCTCCCTAGGACCATAGGCCAAAGGAACAGGCAATGTTTGCTGTCTCACACCATTGGCGTCTGATCGTTCCACCGACAAATCGGAAAACAGTCTACCGAAAATGATTATGTATTTCCTAATCGATTCGTGATCGAAAAATGCGTTACCACCAAATCCCATTATCTCAAGTCCTCTCCGAACGGATTGGTCTCTGACCAATCGATAATACCATCAGTCAAATCCTGTGATACATAGAATTCATTGTTGGCTGAGATATCTGCCAGTTGTGGTACAAACGACTCGGCGATCATGGATCCGCCATCTTCCAGAAGGATCTTATCACCAGTTTCAAGGAGCATCTCAAAGCCGAGCGCGTTATTGCTAAACTCTGTCTCAATGGCATCAATAGTTGCATTGCCCGTATTGAATTCTTCGCTTGAATACTCAAACAATTCACACCGAAGGTCATAGGTATACAATCTGCCGAATGAGTAAAAAATCTCCTCATGCTCGACATACTTGATTTGGAATACCTTTCCATTCAACGGAAAGAATATCAGATCGCCCTCGAATGGTCTACCAAGCGAGAGTGAATAGTTGTCTCCAAGCGCATCTTCCAGTAGTACATCATCGCCAGTTTCTAGCAAGACATTGAAGCCCACTTCGGTCAGCATCTTCTCGGCTTGGAACTGTTCAAAGCGTTTCTTCGCTACTGTGAAGGTTATTTCATCACGGATTTCTAGACCGAATCTAGATAGCAGATCACCCTCGCCCTCAAAGCCTTCCACGTTCTTGATATACATCTCAATCGTGGCTGCGGTATTGAAAGCGGATAGGGTATCCTCACCGAATAGCAAGTCTTCATCGACCAAAGTCCTCGGCATGTACTGGACATTGTATCCGTATACCTTAATACTTTCAATTATCAAATCTTCCTGAAGACTTTGTTCGGAAGCAAAGGTAAAATTCGGAAAATATTGATTCGTACTCATACGGCTACCTTCTCAAACAGATATCCTTTATAGGGCCTGTTATCTTTTTTCGCACATGATACGGAACTTTTTGGAAATCCCATTTTTTTACACCAGTCGGCAATGTTGAAAATTGCATGAATTTTACCATCTGGATATGTGATATTCCATGTTCGTGCTGAATGGCCGTAAGTCATATTTTCATGTATTTTTTTATAATAGTCTTCAGGTCTATTCTTAGCAGCCTTCTTAGCCGAAATAGACATTTTCTTTTTGGTTTCTTCGCTATGTGTATATCCCGACCTATAGACCTTCCCTCTACTTTTCAATCCATTTATTCGTTGAATTTCAGCAACAATTTCATCTTTACCTTTAAGTCCTGCAAGGCCATCATATGCCAGTTTATCTTGCCAACGACCATCTTCTTCCCATAGCAATTTGTGAAGAAATGCATGGAGTGCCACATTTACTTTGATAAGATTCGATGGATCATCGGTTCCACCATGGTGTTTTGGCATCATATGATGTTTATGCCAGGTAATCATTTCGGTCAGCCCATCATGTCGAAAACTGGGAGCGAATATGAGGAAATCATCTCTTCTTGGAGCTCTTTGATTCTAGTGTTAGCTTCCTCCCAAAGATTTTGTCCATCAAAACTGACCCCGCCCGGCAATTGCATGCCCTGGAATTTTTTGAGATTCGACCCCCACTGGCGCTTGAATAGCTGTGTGGTATATTCTAGCAACCAACGGTCATTCCATACGTCTGTGTAGGTATCGGGTTCCACAACTTGGTATCCATCGATGATGATATAATTGCCTGCTGAAACTCTGGACCAATCCATATCGATATACAATCTATCCATATGCCTGTTGAATCTGACAGGTACCTGTCCTGTGAGAATTTCCTGAATGGTGGCAAAATGCTGTTGGGCGATCACATAATGGGACATACTGACATTGGCAGCGTCAAAAACCTCATTCAAAGAAAACTGGTAGTTGAGATTGAAGAGGGACGCGGAGCCAGTGGATCCACCGTTAAGCGGGAATACCTTAGTTACACCGATAATGTTCTCAGCCATTGATACATATTTGTTGGTAATATCACTGGCTGTCACAAGATGGGATACGTAAGTCTGGATTGTACCATCGAAATGGTAATCGCGGAAATATTGGAGAGATTCGTCAATGCGATCATCCAATTGATCATTATCAACGTTGATATCAATAACAGGCTTGCCTAATTCACGGAGGCAATACTGTTTATGTTCTTCTCTGGTTGTTGGGATCGCCATTAATATACTCCAAGTTCTTTAGTCTATTTATAAGAACCCGAGTACCTATGTCAAAAATGTAACGGCCACTTGCGCCTGCGAACTATAGACCAGTTATTATGCACAATCCAGACATATATCAGATCGATCCCAAGTAATAGCCAAACACCGATTTCAACTGGAACTATCCACCAAATAATACCAACTGCGATGCCGGCGAGAATTATTTTAACCAGCCACCAATCACTACCAGCCGGGTCCATTATTTCACGCATAATTGGATTAACTTCACTACCGCCATGATGGAGTATGGTTCGGGTAGTCATAACGTCAAATATTTGCAAAAGAACAAATAGTCCAGTTAGAATGTAAAGAAAGGTTAGCATGAATTTTCCTATTCGTTTTCTAGTTCTCCAAAGAACACAGCGAAGAAAATCCCGTCTTGGGTTGTGGCGGTTGTATGCCG